CCGCAATCTCAGATAGAGGGCCGTTAATATCGTAGTTAGTTGCTAGGTCGTCCTTCTTTACATAGAAGCGTTGGCCTGATGCAACGTGCGTAGCAAGCCATGTGTCGTTATAGCCTGACTCGTACATGCCAAGACGTTTAATCTGAAAACCTTCAACTCTGTTTCTTGAAATATCTTCTATAGTTGCACTTGCAAGATCTTTTCCTACACCAAAGTCGGTAGAGTTCAACAAAGGATTATCTGCTTTAGCTTCAGCCTGAAGCGCTTTACGTAGTTGGAAGATATCTTGCATTGGAAGATCTCTTCCTTCCTTAGTTAAAAGCTGCTTTGTGACGTACTTATTGAGCGCTGTCTTTGCCGCTGGAGAAAGAGCTGCTAGAGATCTATTGTTCTGCAGCACATCTCTAATCTCAGTTAGATACTGTCCAAGCTCTGGGTTCTTATTTTGGAACTCGTTGCTGTTAGCTGTCATAACAAACTCGCGACCGACATTAGGCTTATTTTCTTTTGCCTCTATACGCTTACGCGCTTCACGAAGTTGGTCGTAGTTGACTGATTGTACTTGCTCTTTGGCAGCAGGGTCAAGACGCTTGACGCCCATCCAACCATTTCTTGCCATAAGATCTTTACCAGTCCAAGTTTTTGCTCCTGGGTACCAACCAACGAGTGCAAGCTCCATAGGAGTTGGAGTTGTATCGAGATTTAATCCACCATCACGAAGTTTAGATGCATTTGCTTTTTCTAGCAGACGCTCGATCTGGGCAATCTCACCTTTATTTGTAGCAACACGACGCATCATTCTTAAGCGTGTGAATACTTCACTCTCCGCACTGCGAGGTGTTTCCCAGTTAAAGCCATTCAATGCCCAAACAAATCCACCTTGGTAGCTCCCACCACCGGCAGCCTGTACGTGAATTTCCTTAATACGGTTCGCGATATACCAGTCTTCCATATAGCGGTTATACGCGGTAGCAAATCCAGATTTCTTATCCTTAGCGTTATTGATAGATAGATAGTTATTCTTTACCTGCCACTCAAAAATATTGGCTCCAGTATTAGGATCAGCAGCTTGCTTACCGCTAAGTGTTCTGCTAACTGTACCGATACTTCTGCCATCAGAATCTAATACGTTCATTGACAAACTAAGACTGATAGGTTGATTTCCACTTTCTATCTCTTCTTTTGTCCCGCTTAGAAATACATTAGCTCCACCAAAAGACAATGAATACTTATTTTTTCCAAAGGTAACTTCATCACGAACACCATAGGTATCCTTCAACATAGCGTCAAGCTGCTCTTTTAGTTTAGTTATTTCTAGAGAAAGCTCTTCTTGCTGCGCTCGAGGTGCAGAGCGAAATTCAAGAATAGCTAGTTGATGCTCGATAGCTGCTTGCTTAATACTTTCAAGACTTACACGATCTCGAGCTGCTCTAGCAATTTCTCCTGCGCGCAGACCCCAAACAGAGTAATCACTTTGCTTCGCGTCTGGGTTTGTAAATTCTTTTAGACGATCTGGCGTAGTTCCAAGATTGTTAACGCCTTGGATGTTTCCTTCAGTCGCGATAGCGCCAGGTGTAAGAACCGGCGCGTCAAGACGTGCTGAAACATCTGGTACCGGTGCAGGCGTAGGTGCCTGTCGTGCAGCATCCGTAGGGACTGCTTGTTCAGCGTCTCCAGTTGCTCTTACCTTTAGTGCGGAGCGGACTGCAACTGACCCATCGTCAAAACGAACACGAACATAAGGAATACGCTCCCCTGTGCGTGAATCAATATTCTGAACTGCAATAACTGTTCCCATACGGCCGTCACGGGAAGCACGAATACGAGTTCCGTTACCCATAACCTTTCCTGCAATGTCAAGAACAGTATTGTCTGCGCTGTATCCACGATTTTCTGGTCCTGGATAGACTAAGCTTGGAGCTGCTGGAGCTTCTGGTGCAACTGGCGCTTCAGGAGTTGGAGTTTCTGGAGTCTCTATAGCTTGGCGTTCTCCCGTTGTAGGAGGAAATCTACGTTCTGCAGCAGGAGTAGGAGCTTGCTTAAGTATCCCAGGACCGGCAACTTCAGTAATTGCCTCGATGATCTCCGCGTCGTCTGCCTCGGACCAATCAAGAAGTCCTTGTTCGTCTATAGCGTCGCGAATCTTGTCAGCTGTGTCGTCGTCAACTGTATTTCCGGTCTGCTCTATAAGATTTTTAATCATCTGTGAGTGTGATTGAAGACTTGGTGCTTCAGGAGCTGGTGGGGGAGTCGTATCTCCCATATCGTTTGATTCTTTCTTAAGATCTAAAAGAATCTGGTTAGTGTTAATGTCCTGGTATTGCAACGCGTCACGCATTGCCTCAACTGGAACTTCAACAGTGATGTTATCGAATGCTAGAAGAGCTGCACCTGATCCGTCTGTAATACCGGAAAGAAGTTGCTCGATAAGATCTGCAGAGTAGTAGTCCTGCGCAAGAATCTGTGGATTATCTGTGTAGCCATTCTCATCTACAGTATCTTGAGATGGGATGTACGCATTTGGGTCTGGAATATAGTAGTCAGGGTTTTGAAAATCAATTGGTAAGTTTTCAATTAACGCGCCAGGCAAAGGCTCAGGCTTAGTTGTTTCATCTTTTTGATTTGCAATAGGATTATCGCCTGGAGTTGTTGCATCCTTTATCTGACGAATTTCTTGAATGATGTCATCTACAAGCTGCGCTTCTTCAGCAGAAGGCACTCCGCCTTGCGCATCAATAAGCTTATTAAGGTTCTCGTTGTTGCCGTTCACAGAGTCATAGATATTTGCAACAACGCGGTTTGGATCTAGTCCAGCTTCCCAGATTGCATTAAACAAAGCCTCGGCTGGGACAAACTCTGCACCTGCGCTAAACTCAAGCTGTCCTGCACCTGATGGCTGTCCAACGTTTACCTGTGGGATATCAACGTTATCTTGAATATCAGCGGGGTCTACGATGTCGTTATTGCTATCAACGTTTGCATTAAGAATCTCTGCAAGCGCCGCGTCTGTAGAGTTACCGAGCAACGCCTGAGATAGAGCTTGAACAAGATCCTGTGGAGTAAACTTAGTTGCTAGCTTCTGTGGGTCGTCTGTAAAATCTTTACTTGCCTCATCAACTCTACCTTCAGGGGAGTAGTCTGCCGTGCGCAACTGGAATGCTCCGTTAGGTACGGTGAAATCAGAAAATAACGCTGGAGAAATTGGATCTGCGTCATATGGTGTCTTTACTTCCTGCGCTACAGCAGTAGGTTCAGGAGAAGAAGGGATGTTAGCGATTGGGTCTAGCTTGCGACCGCGTCGATCTTCTTCTGCCTTAATCCAGCGTGGAATATCTGCGTCGGCTTCAGCCCATGAGTCATACTTCTTGTCATAGGCGGCAAACGTTCCGTCACGGTAGAACTCTGCTTCAGCGAAGACAGGGTTTCCGTTGTCATCTGCAATTATTTTCTTATACTGGACAGAAGGAAGTCCTTCTTCAGCATACACGATGTCTGCGCCGATGTCTCTGCGCTGCACATCGGCTGCCTTACCTGGCTTAACAACACCTTCCCATCCATCAGGAACTGTGTTTCCATTTTGATCTACGCCACTCTTAACAAGCTCTTCAAGTCTGTCAAACTCTGTGTTGTGCGCTGTTCTACCATCTAGGCGAGCTTTAATCTGCTGCTGTTGTGCAGAAGAGTCTTGACCCTTAGCTGCATCATATGCTTCTTGATCTCCGTTAGCGAGATCATTAACATCAGCCCAGTTACCTGCGTCACCAACCTTGTCTGCAAGTGAGCCATCTTCATTTTGACGATAGAGAGTATACTCACCGTCGGTTACCTTAGCGGTGTAGTTATCATCTGACGTAAATGTATTATCGTCTACCTTTGTCCAGCCTGTAGGAGCATCTTGGCGCTCGGCAACAAGTTTATCTTTTGTAGGAATGTTAACTTGATTTTGATCAATCTTTGTCTCGCTTGAGACTCCGGCTTTTTTAAGCTGCGCAGGAGTAAGACGCGCTGCGTACGTTTCAACGTCTCCAGCTTGAACAGCGTAGATACCATCTGGTAAGTTTTTATCTCCTGAAACTTGAATAAGACCTGCGGTAAAGTTTTCTCCAACTCGCTTAGGTCTAACACCGACATAAACACCGGAGGCTCTAGCTACAGATCCGTTAGGCATACGGAAGTTAAAGTCTGCACCGCGTCCCATTTCAACCCAGCGGCCTTTACGGTCGCGCCATTGAAGTGCAACACGTGCACGACGAGCTGCCGAGGTGTTACCTTCACCAAACGCGGCAATAATAGGTGAAAGGTTGTCAAGCTTAAAGTATGAGGCAAGAAGAGTTTTGTTCGCATTGAGTCGGGCAAACGCGTGTTCACGTTCTATCGATCCTGGCATTGCAGCGTGAGCTGAGGCAACAAGCGGACGAATTGACTCGTCGATAGAAGGATCGGCCGCGATCCATTGCGCGTTCTTCTTAAGAAACTCTTCTGCTGTGATAGACGCATTGAGTGCGGACAGCGGGTGACCTGCAACTAGAAGATCGGTGTTATCTGTTTGGCTGGCTGTAAAAGTCTTTGTTGCAACGTTAAGGAAGCGTGATACTTCCTTAAGGACTGCAAAGTTGCGCGCGTCGTCTTCAAGCGTTGAAAGATCCGCAAGAGAGCGATTCATTACGATGAGCGCGGAGCGTGGAGTTACATGACGCTCATGAGAAACCTTAGAGTTTGCGTCCTTAACGAGAGATAGAACCTGCTCGTGAAGAGAAAAGACAGGTAAGAAGTTACTGTCATCCTTCTTACGTGCAGCCTTACGCTTTAGCGTACGCTCGATCTTCTCGTTTAGAGGCGCATCCATTACACATTTCCCTTACGCTTCTTTGGAAGTAAATCTGCGTCCTTAGATTCGTAAAGTTTTGTCGCTAGTGTATATGCTCGCTCAAACGGGATATCCCCGTCTCTTACACCGCGTAGCCACGCGCCGCGTAGCGCAGGGATTGCCTCGTAACCTAATGATGAATACTCTGCCATCGCGTGAATAGCATGCTCAGGTGAGCCATACTCGTCTGCGGCCTTAAGCGCGATAGATAAAAGTTCATGCTGCATCAATGAAGCCTCTGCACGAGAAGACTTAGGATGTGCCTTAGGCAATAGATCATTGTCCTGCTTGTAATTTGGATTTGCAGGAGAGCCAGACTTCAAAAGCTTAAGGAACGCGTTAACGCGAGCCATTGCCCACTGGTCACGAGTCTTACCTGGTCGGTGTGAGCTTGAGAATGCGCCTGAGCCTCTACGGTAGACAGCCTTTAACATCGGAAGCGTTGCCTTACGTCCAGCCTTTGCATCCTTATTGTGCTCTTCTACCTTCTTGCGTAGAGAGTTTTCTGTCTTTGCTGAGAAAATAATCTTCTTAGATCCTGCAGCGGATCCTGGCTTATTTTTCTTTGAGCCATGGATACGATCTTTCTTTGGAGCTGGGCGTGAGCCTGCAGACGTAATTGGGCCTCCAACTGCCCACGCGTTACATGTGCGTGTCGCGGCGCACTTAAAATCTAGTGCTTCGCAGTAGCCAAGGTCTGCTTGCTTAATAGCTGCGTCAGCATCTACCTGACTTGAGTCTCCTTGTTCTAGTCCTTGTGCGATGCAGTCAAGCATCTTAGGTGTTTGAACAAAGAAGACACAGTTACCGCAGCGACTAGTCTTTGCCTCTTCAGGAGTTGTTTTCCACTTGTCTGCTTTTTCCTGCCAAAATTCTTCATTAGGCTCGTTTGGATTCAACGGGCCATAGCCAACGTTGTCAATTGCATTTTGACGATTCTTTAAGTTAACTTGAATATCCTGTGTTGCAACAGGACATGCATCTGTCTCTTCGTCAACCGCAAGCTCTGAATCATCAGACGCGTCAACAGGTACACAGTTAGGTACCATCTTTCCGCTCTTGCCCTTCTTCATTCCTACCTGCTTGTACCCATCCCAGCAGGGGCTCTTACTTGCAAACTCAGGTGTATCATAAGAACCTAAAAGATCTACAGCGGCAACAACAACTTCACCGTCATCTGCGCCGTCAACGTTAACTACACCGTCAGGGATAACCGCAAAGCGGCACTTGCCGTCGTCTTCAATAGTAGGTGCGATAATCTTGCAAACACCAGGACCTTCGTAGAGCACACAGTTGACGCACTTGACGCCGATCTCCTTGTACTCGTTATCAGCCGCAGGAGTGTACCCTGCCCAGATGCCTGTCTCGTCCTCGTTAAACTTTCCGTACTTGTCTGCAATCTCTAGGAGAGCTGCAGCAAGATCCTGCTCTTCAGCGACGATAACACCTGCTGCTT